CTTCTATTATATCACAAATTTTATGTCCACCATATACTTCCTGACCAACAGCATAATGCATGGCATCGTTTTTATAATCTTTACCTACACTAATCTTTCTTATCAGTTTTGCCATTGTCTGGGGGATAATTAATAGTACCATCTTGGATGTTTATATCAACAGTACCATATTCTTTTTCAAATTCAGACTGTAACACGGTTAACCCATCTTTTACTACAGCTATATTATGTACTAACTCGTGTTTTCGAGTCTCTAACTGACCAATCTCCATTTGAGTTCGGTTCATTGCGTTTACTGCTTCTTGAACTTTTTTTAACTGTTCATCAGTAACTTTTTCTGGTCTAAGGTCTTTCACCTTAGGTGTTTTTCTTTTTGCCATTTTATTTAATTTAAGTTAATTATTATTTGTTTTATTTTAAGCAGATGGCACATCTGTTTCTATATCGCCACTTGTCATATTTGTCATTGTTAGATCATTGCTACCTGCATTATCTTCAATAGTAGGATATGTGTCACCATCCCCCATTCTCCACCAATGGGTTAAATCACCACTGTTGTCGTAATCCCCTGAATCTTCTGATAAATCAATAGGTTCTCCACTATTATATAAAGCAGTTATTGCATCTGCGTCTAACGCAACTTGATCCCACCATGAACATTCATCTATTTGACATGCGATTGGGCCAAAAGCGCCAGTATGAGCTGCACCAATTACGATTGCACTTGCGGTATACGGGTTTTGATCTCTAGTGCTAGTTTTAGTACCAATTTCAGTTGCATCAAGATAAACTTTGTGTATGGCTTCTGTGTTATTTCCCCCAGGTCTACTAGCTACAAAAACGAAATGATGCCACTCTCCGTCATCTAAATAATCATCTCGATGATCCGATGAAATCGCAAGTTGTCCACCCATCGTCATCCAATAGAATTTTAGGTCTCCACTACTAATATAGGCATAATTTGAAGCTAATTCACCAAATCTTATTATATAATGAGATCCGCTAGTACCTAAACTATCCGTTTTCATCCACCAAGATAAAGTTCCAGCCCCGGCAATTGATACATTTGAACCTACTAACATATCATTAACTCCATCAAGATCAATAGATTTTGTATTTGTAAGACCTACCGCTGCCGCTGCCGGTACTATACCTCCGCTTAAAGTATTACCTAATCCTAACACTATTCTATTTCTAGTTCTTCATGCCAATCTTCTCCAGCTAAAATCGTACGTATTTGACTGTGATTATACTGTGTTTTACCATCTAGAAAACTTGGTGTGTCTCCGTCGAATTTTACAAATGTTTGTGAGTCATCTAATGAATATCTTAAAGTACTCGCTGATGTTTCATGTACTTGTGAGAAGTCAACTGTACCAACTTCTGAAGCATTTATTATTACGTATTTTCTATTTTCGTATGCCATTATTATTTATTTTAAGAAGGTACTTCGGTTACTATATCACCGCTTGTCATATTGGTCATTGTAAAATCATAACTACCTACATTATCTTCAATACTAGGATATGTATCACCGTCACCCATTCTCCACCAATGTGCTAAGGAACTACTACTTCCGTAATCATCTTGATCAGTTTTTAAATCAACAGGTGTTCCGCTATTATAAAGTGATGATACTTCTGCTGCTGTTAACACTTTATCCGTCCAAATTGATATTTCATCCATATGACCTCCAAAGTAAAGACTTGTGTAACCACCATCATCCCTATCGTATCTACCAATTTTAAAATCTTGACCAGTTATAGCCGTGTATGTTACTGTAGCTGATCTTGTTCCTTCTAAAGCACCATCTAAATAATACTTAACTTCACTTGCTACTCCACTCTCAATATCATGAGTTACACAGACAAAATGCCATTCCTCATCAGATAGTACTGGGTTTGAAACAGATGTAATATTTCCTATTGGAGAATTTACTTGTGGAACGTTGTTTCGAGGTGTTGAAAAATCAGTAGTTATATAAAAATTTAATGCACCACCCGAACTAAACATAATAGGCATTTGAGCATTTGTTCCAGATCCAGAAGGTTCAGTAAGTTTAAACCAAAACGCGTAAGTAAATTCTCCATCTAGATTCATAGCGGTACCTCCATCTGCTTCCATGTAATCATTACTACCGTCGAATAGTAATGACTTCTCGTTTGTAAGAGGAGTCGCTCCCGCCGCCGGTACTATACCCCCACTTAGAGTGTTACCGAGCCCGAGCATTAGTCTCCTATATAAGCAACTATACCTCCAGAAAGCACGTCTATTTCAGTCCAACGACCATATATTGTAACTCCAGATGGAAATGAAACTGAGTCAGCAACTATACCACCAGAACCTTCGTCTACAGTTTCTGAACCATCAGCAAGATCGTTAGCAGCAGCTTCTGTTCCTATATAAACATTATTTGTAACAGAACCAGTAATAGTATTATTAACTCTTTGTTCAGCTACTAAACCACCACTGCTATCAAAAACAGTAGCGGCTAACATTGTTATAGCGACAAACACTTTATTTGTTGGTGGTTTTATAGCGTCGCTACTGGCAGTAGTGTAAACAGAGCCTAGTTGCCCAAATTGATAAGCTACGTCTGTTGAATTTATTCCCATAATTTTATTTTTTTACTTTTTCTAATGACCGTCCACCAAAATAGGCACCGATCACGGTTATTAATACTAATTGTAATAGATCGACCCATGAAGATTTAACCTCAAAAGAAATAACTCCAGCATCGATAAATACTAACAATACTGTAGATACTACTAGAAATATTAAAACTAGCGGTCTTATATTTTTACTGAGCCATGAATCGGATGCCATGTCCATTTTCCATCTCTCAGTAATATTCTTTTCCATCTCTATTTCATAACTAGAGACGAGTTCTTTAACTTTTTGTTCTGCTTCAAGTTTTTCTTCTTTCGATGTAGTTAGATTATCTATAACTCCACCTACTCCTTTTACGAGCTCTACAGCTCCACTTGAAAATATTTTACTTAATACATTCATAATTTAATTTCCGTTATTTGCTTCATTTTCCCAAGGAAAACCATCATGTCCAGCTTCTTTCCATTTTCCATCTATCTGAATCATATCTTTACCATACCTAGTTTTTCTAGGAAATACCTCGCCATTCCATTTAACATGGTCATCAGCATACTCTAGTTTACCAATCTTTATATCTGTAGCGTGACGCATTTCATGTGATATAGTTTGTCTTTCTTGGTAACTATCTGGTTCTATCATTTCACTAATATATATACTACCATCCATATTAGCTTCACCTAAAACCCCTTCTTCTAATGGCATTCTAATAACAGGCGTTCCAGGTACAGATGCGTCTCCACCAGATTCTTGATGAAATCGCATTTTATTCCTGATTTCACCACTGGTAACTTCCAAACCTCTTTCTGTTCCTAGTTTAAATCCCATTTTAAATATTCGAGTGGTATTCAGTTGTAGCAAGTTTTGTTGCTTCTTCATCGCTTTTACCAGCGTTCAATGCTTTTTGCTTAAGTCTATTTATAGCATCACTCTTTTGTTTTTCTGCAGCAGCCATAAATTCTGCATCTGTCTGTTTTTTAGTAAAAGGACTCCAACCTTTCATTTTAAATGGTCCACTCATCTGTCTTTGTCTTTTATCATATCATCTATAGCTTTGTTGTAAACTTTATCTGTATATGATTTATTATTATAAAATATACTTCTATCTGATATAGGCATATCCTCTTCCCCTAGAAGTATTCTGTAAATTCTACTTATCATCTGAGAGCACTTAAACGAGGTCTTGAACACTGAATACATTATCGTTGTACGATTCCTATGTCTCCAAGTTTCTATCCAACCACCTCTTCTTAATCTCTCCC